TCCGCCACCGGTCCACCCCGCCCCACCGGAGTTGAGGCTCAGGGTGTGGCCGTGGCTGTTGAACGTGCCGTTGAACGCCGCCGCACTGCCACCGCCGGGCTGCTGCGGCAGGAAGCCCGCCGACCCGGTGTTCGCCGCCGCCGTGCCACCCGAGGTGGCGTGGTAGTGCTCGTTCAGCGTGTGCGAGTGATCCACGTTCGCGTAGTCGGTGGTCTGCGTAGCGCTGCGCACCGAATGGGAGTGCGTCGGGACCACCGCATCCGCTGAGCCACCGACGCTCGCCAACGCCCGCCCCGTCCCCACACCCACCGCGACCCTGGTCCGCAGGTCCGGCAAGTTGAACGTGGTGCTGCTGTCCCCCGTCCCGTAGGTCGTGCCGATCGCCGCGAACAGCGCCGCATAGGCGGTGCGGCTGACAGCCGTCCCATCGCACACCAACCAGCCGGACGGGGCGGTGGCACCACCGAAGTCGCAGATCACCCCGCTCGGGATGGTGCTGTACCCCGGCGGGGAGACCGGTGGGAAAATGTCGATGCTCACGCGAACTCCAACCCGGACACGGTGAACGTCAGCGCCGCCGCAGTCGACGCATGGGCCGCGACCGTTCCCCCGGCGGGCAGCACCTGGCTCATCTCGAACGTCAGCACCGACTTGGGCGGCACGTCCACGTCGTGCACGATCCGGTTGGCGGCAGCCCCAGCCCCACCACCAGGCACCAGGCTGACGAACGCGGACGCGGTCGCGGCGGTGGTGTTGGCGACGATGAACTGCTTGACGATCGCCGTCTTGCCGGTGGGCACGGTGTAGAGCACAGCGGCAGCGTTGGCGAGGCTGACCTGAGCCATCCTGGTGGGTGTGTAGGCAACCATCAGAACTCCGCACTGAACTGGATGTAGGCCCCGGCGCTGTTGAGCGTGAGAATCTCCGGCCAGTGAGGAGTGGCCGCGGGGGTGAACCCGGTGTAGGCCAGCAACCCACCGTCGATGCTGTAGTTCGTCGCGTTCCAGGCGATGGTGCCGCCGGTCTTGTTCGAGACCACACCATCGGAGGAGCCGACCCCCACTCCCGACACGGCGGGCAGGAAGGCCATCGGCGTCTCGAACTTCCAGCCGAAGAAGATCATCGAGGCGCTCGCTGCCAGCCCAGCCGCAATGTGCGGAGCCGTGCCCGCGTTCGCATAGGAGTAGCGCCGGAAGTACCGGGCGCACCAGACGGCCTGCTGCTGCTGCGACAACCGCTCAAACGGAGTCGCCAGTGGCCCCGCCTCCAACTGCACGTCACCGATCGCTATTGCCCCCGCCTGGGTGCCAAGGCTGTTGGTGCGGCTGGCATACGTCGAACCAGCGGACAACCAGAACCCGATCCACAAGGAACTGTTGTTGTTGGTGCCGATCGTCTTGGCCGCGATGCTGGGAACGGTGAACGTGACGGTGTACCTGGTGCCCACCGCTGTCGTCTGCACGGTGCTCACGTAGGTCATCGCGCTGGCCGACGGTGAACCGCCGGTGCCGAAGTTCTGCAACACCTCGATAGCGACCTTCGGAGTGCCGGTCGTCGCCCGAGCGTAGAACCCCAAGGTCACCTGCTGACCCGCCAAGGTACGCACATCCTCGATGGCTGCCCACAGCACGAAGTAATCCGACGCTAGCGAGTGCCCGCTGGTCGTCAGGATGCCCAGGCTGTTGGCGAGCAGCAGCGTCGAGTCGGCTGCTGCGGTGATGTACCGAGCGAACGTCCGGGTGCCACCCGAACCGTCCAACGCCCAGCCGTCTGCGGAGTAGCCCGTCGTGAAGGGTCCGTTGCCGCGAGCCCACACACCGAAGTCACCGTTGCGGATGACGTTGCGACCAATGGTCCCGGCGTCCCGCTGAGCGATCAGCGCCTCAACCCGCTGAGCCAACGCCTGGATCACGTCGTTGCCGTCCCGCACCAACTCGTTGCCGAGCGGGTAGGGGATCGCGTAGGTGGGGGTGGTCGCCACTACAACTCCATCGCAAAGTCCATGTACACACCGGGCGGGACGAACAACAGGGTCGCCGCTCCTGTGGTGAACGTGCCCCCAGCGGTGATGGTGACGGTGTTGAACCCAGCCAATCCCACCATGCTGCTACTCGTGGTTGTCCCGTTGCCGCTGCCCAGGTAACCGAGCGCAGCGCTGGTGCTGAACGTCGGGACCGCTCGCGGTGGGACCGGCAGCACGATCGGGGTGTACAGGTTGGCGGCGTTCCACGGGTTGCCCGTCCCGACGTACAAGTTCCCGCCACCGGTGTTGTTGACCCGGCAGAAGAACCGTTGGCACCAGGCCAACTGAGCATGTTGGGGCAGCCGCTCGAATGGCGTGGCCTTGTCGCCCACCTCCAACTGCACGTCAGTGAACTGGAACGTGGCGTTCTGCAAGCCGATACTGCTGGTCCGAGCGGCGTAGTCGGTCCCCGCCGAGAGCCACACGGTGACCTGCAAGTAGTCGTTGCTCGCGGAGCCGATCGTCTTGCCGGTCACACTCGGCACCGCAAAGGTCAGCGAGTAGCGGGCGAGCGGGCTCGGCCCCAGTTGGATCGAACCCACCGGCGTGTTGACGGTCGCCGACGGGGAACCGCCCGTCCCGAACACCTGACTGAGTTCCACAGCAATCTTGCTGGCGGGGTTAGCCAGTCCGGTGAATGAGAAGGTGACGGTCTTTCCTGCCAGGCTTTCCACGCCCTCGATCTTGGTGAACACCTGCGCGTAGTGCGACACCAGCGTCTGGCTGGACACCACCGCGTTCAGGCCCCACTTGGTGGGCACCCCGAACGGGATCGTCTGGAACCGAGACACGCTGTTCCCGCCACCGACATATGTGGACGCCCACCCATCAATCCCGTACACGCCCTGCGCGGTGAACGGCCCGTTGCCGCGCTGCGCCACACTCATGTCGCCGTTCCGGATCACGTTGCGCCCGACCAGCGACACGTCCCGCTGAGCGATGAGCGCCTCAACCCTGGCAGCCAGAGCCTGGATCGCGTCGTTGCCGTCACGCAGGTCGTCCCCACCCGTCGGGTAGGGGATCGCGTAGACCGGCGTGGTGCTAGGCACTCGGGGTCCCGGTGTCCCAGGTGTGACCGGCCGGAACCGAGTCCCACGACTTCCCAGCCGGGTACTCATCCCACGCCGGCCCGTCCACGCTGCACATCGCGTCCCAGGTCAGCGTCGGCAGCATCTGGTCCCACGTCCCGTCCTGCGCGTCCCACGAGCACGCCACCACGTCCGAGTCGAACAGCATCCCGGAGATGGTCAGGGTCAGACCCTCCGCCTCCGCGTGCGCAGCGATCCCACCGCTGATCACCTGCATCATGTCGAACGAGACCGAGCCCTCCGCACCGATCGGCACGTCGTGCATGATCCGGTTCGTGGCGTCCCCCACGCCGCCGATGTTGAGCAGCCCGACGTACACGTCGATCGGCGCCAGCGTGGTGTTCGACAGCACGACCTTCTGGACCAGCGCCATCTTCTTGCTCGGCACCGTGTAGACCACCGCAGGGGTGGTGGTCAGCGCCGCCTGACCCATCTGCACGGGCTCGTAGACCAGCGGCTCGTACACCTCGGTCATCAGTAGCCGCCCATCGCCAGCAGCGGTTCCCAGCCGGTCGACCCGGCCGGACCCTCGGGGCCGCGCAGCGACCCTTCGTACAGCCACCCAGCCCAGTCGTTGGTCGGCCCGATGTAGCGGAACGTGTCACCGGTGTTGTCGTAGATGAACTGGTCGCCGACCAGCGGGTTCGGCACGTTGATCGGGTCAGGGGTCGCCGGGTCACTGTTCCACCACAGGGAGCCCCGGGTCCCGGCCGTGCCAGCGGTGCCCGGGTTGCCCTGCGGTCCCTGCGCACCGGTCGCCCCGGTCGGGCCGGTCGGACCCGTGGGGCCAGCCGGACCCTGCGGACCCACCGGACCCTGCGGGCCGGGCGGACCCACGGTGCCACCGCCGCCACCGGCGACCGCCCACACCGAGAACGTCCGCACCCCGTTCAGGACGTGGAACGTGCGCTGGTAGTGCTGCGGCGGAGACCCGCCGGTCGGGTCGTACACGTCCTGGTAGCCGGTGCCGTCCTGGTTGCCGAACGTCTCCCCCATCCACATCTGGCTGGACCCGGGGGTGTTCAGGCCGTTCGGCGGCAGCGTGTAGTACATGCCGTTGAACGCGGTCGCCGGGTCGTTCCAGTCCACGATCTGCACGCAGTACGGACCCAGCCCGGGACCCATGATGTCCGAGGCGGTGCGGACGCTCGGGCGCCGCTCCTCGTGCAAGATGCGCTTCTCCATCGACCGCATCCAGTCGCTGGCGTTGATGTCGATGGCCCAGTTGTTCTGACCGCCCATGCCCTCACCTCCTCTTTAGGTCGACCTAAAGTCAGTCTTCGGCCAGCGCTTCGTCGGCGTCCGGGTCCGCCCCAGCATTGGGGGCCGGTGACATAACCACCTGCACCGACTCGCCGTCGGACCCGAACTGCACGTTGACCGAGTCCAACTTCTGCCACTGGGCGACCTTCCGGCAGGTGCCGGTGGACCGCAGCGGAATCCACACCCCCGGCACCAACTGGTCGAACGTCACCCCGATCTGCGGGTTCAGCGTCGAGTTGTCCGGCACCCGCACCACCACCGGGGTCGGCCACCGGTGAGCGATGTTGCGCTGCGCCTGGTCCTCCAACTGCGACACCAGCGCCTGCCGGGCGGTCGGGGTCAGCACCTCGTCCGCCGCCGCTGCGGTCTCCCCGTAGGCGGAGGCCAGCATCTCGACCGGCCCGTAATACTGGTACGGCACCGCCTCGCCCAACGGGCGGGCCGCACCCCAGATGCCCTGCCCGTTGGTTACCGCCGAGTAGTTCGCCATCTGCATCCCGTACTCGGTGACCACCGGCGGGTTGTTGAAGTCCTTGTCCCGCATCTCCGGCAGCCTGCCGATCGGCCGGTGCGTGTCCCAGTAGATGACCCGCCGCCCGACCACCGTGTAGTCCAACCCCGCCGTGGCGGCCAGGTCGTCGACCTGCTCCCACGCGGTCTGGCTGTAGTCCTCTACGACCCGCGACTGGCGGGCGTCGTCGTGGCTGTGGATCGCGGTCAGGTACGGCAGCACGTTCGGGTCCCAGGGGGCCAGCGCGTTGATGGTGATGCGCATGGCCCGCTCCACCACCGACGACAGGCCGATCTGCACACCGTCCTTGAACACCGGCTCCCGGGTGATCGGGTCGACCATCTGGAACGAGTCGTTGTAGCCCTGCCGCATGATCCGCCGGTACAGGTACGCCAGCACGTCCTTCGCTTCGATCTCGACTGAGTCGACCTCGAACCCGATCCGGGTGATCGGCCCCTCCCAGACCCGCACCCCGTCCCGGAACACGACCAGTTCGTGCGCCCACGACGACAACTGCTCGAACATCTGGCAGCAGTCCTCGCCGAACCCGTTGGTGTGGATCAGGCAGGTTGAGATGTCATCCCGGACCCGGCTGAACGACAGGCTGGTGATCGGCTCGATCTCACCCCGGGGCACCTTGCCGCCCTGGTCGTAGACGAACACCCGGTAGGAGCCGCAGCCGAGGCTCCCGGCGATCTGCGGGTTCGCCACCACCGGCTTGGTGGTGATCAGGCTGCCGGGGGTGACGATCGACCAGAACGTGGCCGCAGCCGACCAGTCGGAGAACCCGCCGGACGAGTCGTAGGTGCGGACCTCCCACTCGTAGTGGTAGCCCGGCTGGAACGTGTCCGGCGGCAGCGTCCAGTTCTGGTGGGTGCCCGGCACCGTCGGGTCCGGCCCACCGAACCGGGTGATCCACGCGCTTGATCGCGAGGGGAAGGAAATCGAGCGGACGCGCGTCACCAAGTTGCTGGCGTTTCGCGGGCTTCATTTCGGAGTGAGTAGACGGACAACTCAGCTCGACCGTCAGCGCTCTTAAATTTCTGGCCGATGCCTTTTCCGGGTCGACCAACCGGAACGAAGATGTTGGCAGGATATTGAACCCGGGTTCCGAAATCCTGAACCACAAATGTCTGCCATTCGATCTTCAATGCTCGGTTTAGGCTATGCGCCGGAGTCGAGAGTGCAGAACAGGCAGCAATAAAAGTCGCCAATAGGCGCGAGGATAACGCAGGC